GTATGTTGTCTGCACGTTCTTTTGCTAGTGTACGAATATCTCGTAGACACTTGCGTACAATACGATGTGTGCGTACACTATTTTGTCTTTCAAATTTCTCATTTGCTTTAAAATAGTCAAGATATGCCTTGACTAGTAAATCATGTGCGTCGTCTTGCATTAGTCAGTTACTTCCAAATCGTTAGCATAGCTTGTAAAGCCGTTTTCTTTTACTACTCGCAGCACTCGATTAACCCTACCAATTAATTCATCTTTGTGTGAGATAAGATAGATATTTTTATTACGTTCGCGAGCCATCTTTTTAAGAATACTCAAACTGTTCTCAACTCCAGCAGTGTCCATACCGCTATCAATCAGCTCGTCAATAAACAACAAGTTGATATTTTGATACAGGCTTTCCCAAACATCACGGAATGCAAAGCTTAATCCTAAGATAAGTCTGTTACGTTCTCCTCGACTTAAATTATCAAAGTCTAGATCTTGACCAAGCTGCGTAATTTCAACATTCAAATCGTTTAAGAACACCACCCGATGCGGCAAGCCAATCTTATCAAGATAATATGTAAGTCTGTTGTTAAGATATGCTAAGTTTTGATCAATGATCTTCTTGCGAATAAAGCTGTCTTTGTTCGTAAGTAGCTTTAGTAAAAACTCTTGATGCTCTTTATAACTTGTAAGCTCGTTAACAACACCCCAATCAACTTTTTGGATAGCAGTTTCATTTAACTCGTTAATTTGTGCAGTGTATGGGTTAACATCGTCGTGCTTGTTAGCAAGCGTCTGTTTCAAATTGTCTACATTACTTCTATGTTCGTATGCATCTTTAGCATTTTCATAGAAGGTAGTAGGTTTACCATTAATGTCACCAATTTCTTTAAGTGCAGCCATTACATCAACTACCTTACCTGCAATTTCTGCTTGATAAGCTATTGCATCCAGCAGTTCGGTTTCTTTACGCTCGGCAATTTCTGCTTTCTTATCTAGATGAAGTGCTTGACCGCAGGTATAACATGTTGCGTCTTCAAGTTCTGCAACATCCTTAGTAACCTTTTCAACAGTTTTATCAGCACGTTGTAGAGCTGGCTCGAGTGTGCTTAGTTCTTTCCTAAGCGCTAAGATGGTATTGTTATGTTTGGTCCAGTTTGCTAGTTTCTCGTGTGACTCAAGTTCAGTTTCAATATCCAGCTTCTCTAACTCTTCAATGGCGGCAGCAAGTTTATCTTGATCTTGAGTATGTTTAGCTTGCCAAGCACGTTGAGTACGCTTTAATCCTTCGATACTTGTTTCGATCTTCTCATTAGCAGTTTGAATAGCATTGATCTTTAGCGTTTCTTCAGTAATGGCATCTTTAGACTGTCGAGTCTGTTCTTTAAGTGCATCTGCCTTCTCAGAAAGAATAGTAATGCCTAACAACTGCTCAATGATAACACGTTGATCATTTACTCTCATACTCAAGAACGGTTCAGTATAGGTATTCAGTGCAACAATATGTTTAAACATATCATGACTCATGCCCAACAGGGTGTTTACATCGTCTTGTGTCTGTCTACTGTCGCCTTGTGACTCGTCTACTAGAGTTTCTTGATCATTAATATAGAATTTAAAGATATTAGGACTACGACCGCGTTCAATACGGTAGTTGTTATTATCTTTTTCAAATTGTAGGGTAACCAACATGCCTTTGCTGTTGGTCTTGTTAATTAAGTTGTTTCTTTTGATGTTTGTAAGTGCTTGACCATACAGTGCATAGGATAGAGCGTTGATAATGGTCGTTTTTCCAGTACCATTACGTGATCCGCTGTCGTCACCACCTTGATCTAAGTTTTCACCAAGTACTAGAGTAAGTTGTTCATTATCAAAGTCAACTGCCTGAGTCTGATTACCCACACTCATGAAGTTTTTAACTGTTAGGTCTTTAATTTTTATCATATTAGTGTTCTAATCCGTTGTATATCTGCAAAAGCATGCTCTTATCATAGTTGTTAGTGTCAAGCGCTGCAATTTCATTACTTACGATCTGGTCCACACTTTCAAACTGTGCAATATCAAGCTCTGTACTCATTTCTTCTAACTGCTTTTGTGGTATTAGTGTGATCTCACGACAGTTGTATTGATTAATGAATGTTTCTTTGATAAAACTTGCTTCTTCATAGCTAATAGGAAGGTCAAGCGTTACTCGTAGATACATTTTATCCTTAATAAACGTATCTGCATTATCAATTAAGTTGCTAAGTGTTACAGTACGGTACTTAGGGCAATTAGGCCAGTTAACAAACTCTGGTTCTTTATTGTTCTCCTTATCAAGTATCATCATACCTCGATCATCATCGCCAACATCAGCATAATTGTGGGGAAACGCATTACCTATGTAATGAATAGCACCTTGCTTCTGTCGTTTGTGGAAGTGTCCACTAAACACATACTCTTGATGCTTAAAATGCTCAGACTTAAGGTCGCCGTGATCTGGCATTCTAACTAAAGCGTTCATATAGAAGCTAGGAAGTTCAAAATGACCAAACAAATACTTTGTTTTAATATCACCCATCGTCTTCCATTCGTCCCCGACGAGCCATGGAACAAGTGCAACATCATCTTCGATGAAGATTTCGTCTATAAATGTAATTCCAGGAATGTGCTTTGCAAATGCAGTGCTGTTTACAGAACGTTTGTCTCTATAATACAAATCGTGATTACCATCAAAGAAGTAAAACTTCTCAAATGCAGCACCTAGCTTCTCCATGCTTCTAATTGTAGCATCCATAGTAGTAAGATTTAGTGAATTTCGATTGTGATGCCAGTCACCACAGAAGATTCCGGTCTCGCAACCGTTATCTTTTGCAGTTTGTATAAACCAATCAATGAATTCTTCGCAATCGTCATTATGAACGCGACTATTACCTTTAAGTCCGAAATGGATGTCTGTAAACACCGCAGCTTTTTTAAACAAGATTAGTTCTCCATATGTACATGTTACAGTATATAGTAAATATTAACACCTGTCAACCACTTATTTGGTATCTGTGAACTGTGTAGGAGGAGCTTCTTCGTTGCGCTTAACAGCAGCTTCCCATTCGCCTTGACTTTGTCTTGTGTAGCTAGGATCCAACGCATTCATTTCGAGAATATCGTCGCGAATGTTTTGATTACGTTTTTCAATATTAATAACACGCACAAAACTATTAGTTACTGCTGCTGTGTAGTAAGCAAACGGATTATCCGACTTAGACTCGTCAAATTGTAGTCCGATCTGTGCAAGTTGTAAGATTGCTTGCCCCTTCATTTCGTCGTTGTATGTATATCCGCGAACGTTACCCCGAGTAGCATATCGATCAACAAGTTTTAACCACATCATGGCAAGTTTGTTCGTTGCTATTCCGTGATCTTTGTCAAAGTGTCCGTTGTCCATGCCGCCTTTCCAGTGACTTTTTCCAACTAACACAATTTCGCCTTCGTCGTTGTATTTGTAATGGTGGAAAGGAGGAAACGGAAGCTTAACTTTTGTATCGGCTACGGATTTAGGATTTTTCTTACGTCCTGGCTCTTCTGGAATGTGTTCAAATGTCATTACACGGAAGATTAATTCTTCTTTAGTAATTTCAGATGCTAATGTTTCGCATTCTGCTTGCTTAACTTTTTCACCAAGCTCTTTACGACGCTCGTATTCTGCCGAACTAAGTTTTTTTGCTTTATTTTGTTTTGCTTCGGCAACAATTAATGGATCAATTTTGTCTACGCTTGATAAAATAATATCATAGTCGCCGTATTCGGGAGCAGTGTAGCTATTAAACGCATTTTTTGATCTATGTATTTCTTTAAGTATATCTTTATTGTTAAGGTAATTCTTAGGTCGCATGAGGTTTTCCTGTAGTTATATATAGTATAAACTACTAACATAATTTTGTCAACTAAATAGTAGTAGAGGAGACAAAATAAATTATGGCCTTTCAAATCAATTTTAATGCAAGCAACTTTGTTAGCAGTATTGTATCTGATGCAACTAGCGCTGTTAAAGGCGCAATCGGCAGTACTATTAATCAAAAGCTAGGCAGTCTAGGGCCGCTAGGAAAACTTGCTGCAAATTTTATTAATCAAACAGGCGGTTTTGGATCTTCAATTAATAATAGAACAATATCAAGAGCAATAATATCGTCTAACAATTCAGTATCTGATGCAAGTGATTGGCGTGTTAGCATTAGTGTGCCAGACATACTTAGAAACGAGGGTGATATATTAGCGCCTCTAAGAGAAGCTAGTGGATCGAGTGCATTTAATACCGGAAATAGAATGATATTTCCGTTTAACCCTTCAGTGTTGTTAAGTCATAGTGCAACCTATTCTTCGGTTCATCCTACACATACAAATTATGCGTATAATGCATATGAAAATAGCCAAGTAGATGCAATTACAATTACTGGTGAATTTTATCAAGAAAATGAAAACGATGCAAAGTATTGGGTTGCATGTTTGCACTTTTTAAGAAGCGCAACTAAGATGTTTTATGGCAACAGTCAGCCGTTAGGCAATCCGCCTGTGGTATGTAGATTAAACGGATATGGTAAACATGTTATGAATAATATTCCTGTTGTAATAACTAACTTTACAACTGATTTACCAGTTGATGTTGATTATATACAGTGTACAATTAATGGACAAGTAAACTATGTTCCTACACAAAGTTCAATTACAGTTACACTACAACCACAATACGCAAGACGTTCGCAATCGGGCTTTAGCTTAAATCAATATGCCGCTGGCGGACATATTAATGGTAAAGAAGGATTTGTATAATGACTGCTGATAATAATTTAAGTCCATACGGAAGAACAGAAATTACCGCAAGTGGATATTTAGATATTTTAAAACCTCGTCCAGTTCCTATAAACAGAGATGATATATTGTTTGAAATAACACCTGAATATACGTATCGCCCTGATTTACTTGCATATATTACTTACGGAAAACAAGAGCTTTGGTGGGTGTTTGCACAACGTAATTTAGACATTCTTAAAGATCCAGTGTTTGACTTTGTTGCTGGCACTAAGATTTATTTACCTGATCCGTCGGCTTTAAAAAATACCCTAGGAGTATAATATGGCGTTTAATCTAAGTGCATCTCTTAAAGGTAGTTTAACATCAGCAGTAAATACTGTAAAGACATCAGTCAGTACTGTTAGTCAAAACATCAGTACGGCTACCGGAGTAAGTACTCAGAAAATAAATTCAGCACTGCTAGGAGGAACTGTTGGCGGACTTTTAAGAGGAGGCCAAGGCGCTGCACTTGGTGCATTAGCAGGCGGAATACTCGGCGGCGGCGGAGCAGGCGATTTACTAGGACAAGTTAAAAACAAACTTAGTGGACTAATTAGTGCTGCTGAAGAATTACAGGGCCTAGCTAACAATCCGTTAAAACTTGTAGAAAGAGGAATTGCAGATCTTGCAGGAATAACTGGCGAAGAATATGGATTAGTACAAGCTCAATATCGTGAACTAAATGAAAGAAGTGCGGTTAGTGATTTTATTGATACCGGTTATAAGTCTCCTTATCAAGGCGATGATACTTCAGCAAGCAAAATTCCAAATCCGTTAAGAAGTCATAATAGTTATAATTATGTAATTTCATTAGGCGTGCTTGACGCTGCAGAATATAACAATCCAGAAAAATATAGAAGTGCAGGCGGATTTAAAAATTACATAATACAAAGCAGCGGCGGAAACTTAGATAAACGTTATCAAATTTTTGACGAAAAGGGCACCGGAAGATCTGAACACGCTGAATACTACATTGATGATCTTGAGATAGAAGGAGTTGTTGCTCCTAATCCAAATACTAGAGTAACAACCGGAACTGCTATATCATTTAATGTAACAGAGCCGTATAGCATGGGTAATTTTATTCAAGCAATTATTGGAGCAGCAGCTACTGCTGGATATAAAAGTTACAACCAGGCACCATTTTGTTTAAAAATTGATTTTAAAGGATGGAATCTAGATGGATCCACGGATGCAAACTTTATAAGCCGTCCTATCTTTATTCCTATAAAGTTTATTAATATGGACTTTAACGTTACTGGTACAGGAAGTACCTATGCAGTTAAAGCGATTCCTATGAGTGAGTCTGGGCTAGATGATAATATTAATAAGATTAAAACATCAATTAAAGCAACAGGACTATTACTTCACCAAGTACTTGAAACAAATGACGCATCAATAACATCAGCAATTAATGGTCAAATTCAAGCGTTGGAAAAAGCCGGCGCACTTACACCATATGATAGATATGTTATAGTATTTCCAAAAGATAGATCCACGCTGCTTTCGGCGCTACAAGCAGGCAATATTGATGACACTGCATTTACTACTTCGCCCGAGGAACGTGAGGAACAGCGTAGAGGAACAGTTGCAGCAAATCCAGAGTTACGTAATTCTTTTAGTCCAACAACGATAACAATTACTCCACCGTCTCGTACATATTCTATACTCAAGTCGTTTGCTGAAAACACTGGTCTAATGAATGAAATTGGGTTAAGTACTCTTAATGAAGATACTAATGCTCCGGGAAATTCTAGCGAAGCAGACGCTGCTGCTGCAACTAACCCTCAAACTGGACTAGTTGACACTACTTCAAAAGCGGTACAGCCTGCAGATAAAGCAAGAGATTTCCAATTTAATCAAAACGAAAATATTACTAGTATTATTGAAAAAATAGTAGTACAGTCTACATTTTGTGCAGAAAATTCAACTATTAAAGCTAAAAATGGATTACACAAATGGTTTAAAATTAATACACATGTTTTTATAGATGAAAGCCCTGTAACAGAAGCACAAATGGGCCGTCGTCCAAAAGTTTATGTATACAGTGTTATGCCTTACGAAGTTCCTGAAACAGTTACTATGGCTAGCAACGCTAGAGCAAGTAATATTCAAGGTTTAAAACGAGTTGCTGTCAAAGGATACAATTACATTTATACAGGCAAAAATGAAGATGTATTAAACTTTGATATTAATTTTAATAATGCATTTATGCTAACAGCAAACGCAGATTTTGGAATGACAACAGGATCTCAAAGTGATCCTGACGCAAGTAAAGTTGCTACTGCACAAACAAATACACCATCGGGCGCTGCTCCTGCAGAACCAAGCGATGCTGCAACTACAGACGACCAGACAGGCGGGACAGAAATGGGTACCGGCCCAAAAGGAGCAGCCGGTACCCAAAGTAACGATGTACGCCGTCAAATTGCTGAGATGTTTCATGACAGAATTACAAACATGACAGTAGATATGGTCACAGCTGAAATGGAAATAATAGGGGATCCCTATTATCTTCCGCAAGACACTGGAAATTATGTATCAAAGCGTGTTGCAGGCAAACCAGGTATAACAGAAGACGGTACTATGCCGTATTCAACTGGTCCTGTTTTAGTTGATGTTAATTTTAGAACACCGTTTGATTATCAAATAGATGGAGCAACAATGGAAATGCCATTAGCTGTTCCGGGATTTAGTGGATTATTCCAAGTATGGGCAGTTACCAATATTTTTGCAGCCGGCAAATTTACACAGCTTCTTAAAATGATTCGCCTTAGAGGACAAGACGACAAAGCAAGTACCGGAAACACTAACTTTATTCAAGTTAAAAACGAAGTAGCAATGGCTAAAACAACTACACAATCTGATGGCACTGTTGGACAAAGCGGTATGCCTGCGACTAATAGTATGCCAGGACCAATGGCTGACGATATTCGAAATTTACTACCAGCAATAGGTGCCGATGTAGCTGCACAGTTAGCTGGCCCATTTAAACAACTAGAAATAGCACTTAAAACAGAAATACTTAATATAGGAGAATTAGTAAAAGGTGTTGATTTTGGCATTGCAAGTGTTCCTGATTTAACTAAAGTTATTCCTCGAATTGCAACAGGTGCTCTCGGCGGCCTAATAGGAAATGCTCTCGGCGGAAAGTTAGGAGCAGTTACCGGAGCAGTACTTGGATCGCAACTAGGTTCTCTTACTAGCGGCTTTGGCGGCGTAACAGGATCTCTTACTAGCGGATTAAACGGTTTAGGAGGAACTCTTAATTCAGCAGTAAACTCTTTAGGAGATCCAAATGCTCCTCCTTATACAGGCAGTGATCCCATTATTAGAGCAAGATTAGGTCTACCGACTGTAAATACTGCTACTAATCAAAGCATTGCAGCAGTCTCGGGCGCAGCAACATCTAAAGTTAGAAATTTGATAGGACCACAATAATGTCAGAAGCAGACGACAGCGGCTTACCAGAAGAAAGCCAAGGAAAATTAGAACAATCGAATGCTGTTCCTGTAGAAGGGGTTGGGCCTTGGACTAAACCTGAGCTTAACACAAATCGACAAATATTTGAAAATATTGACGACTTGTTTAAATATGGCGAAGACATTATTTTAAATTATCAACGCTCTTATCAAATTGTTATAGTTATTGATAATAGTGGCTGGAGCAAATTATTATATCCAAGTCAGCCACATTATTGGGTAATTGAAAAATTTGCGTTAGATCCAACAGTTGCCGCCGAAAATCCAGATCGTAGTCTTGAAATAGAGTGTGTCCCACTTTATGAAAAAATGGTAGAATGGGCTGAACAAGATATAACAGCTGATGTTAAACCAGCGGGTTCTGTGCAAGTGTCTACGTATCAAGGCGTGCCGGTTTACTTGCCTGATCCTTTACTAGATTATAGCAGGCCTGAAACACAAATAAGTGCTACCACTGGTGCAGCTACAGGCGCAACAGTTATAACAACTACTACCGTAAAACCAAATACTGCAGGCGGTGTAACAGTAAGTGAAACTGTTCCTGCAGAAGTTGCAGCACCCACAAACTTAACTGATGCAGAAAGAAAATGGTTAGGCGGTGCCGATCCTACTGATCCGTATATTCTCGCTCGTATGAAAGCTGCTACCGGAGCAACTCCATCTATTTTTGGAAAAGTAACTGACCTATTTGGAGGGTTACAACGCCTAGCTGCATTATCAACAATAGCAAAAACTTCAGCAGCTAATGTATTGTCAGGAAACATTCCTTCCTTTCCTAATAATCCCCCTGCAGGCGCAGGAGTAAGCGGAGCAGGATCAACTCCTCCAAGACCTGTGCCGTATCAAGATGCTATTTTAAGACAAGCTAGAGCTGCTGCTGCTGCTCCAAAATCAACAGTGGCTGCACTAACTGCTGGCGCTGGCAGAGGAAATGGCGCAGCTGAAGTTGCTCAACGTGCTGCTAATACAACTGTTACTGCGCCTACAACAGTAACACAATCACCTTCTACACCTACAACTGCAAATACATCGGCTACGCTTCGCCCGCCTAACGTATATGTATACGAGCCGCTAACACCGGGGTTTGATAGATACGATTTTAATACTGGTAAAAAAGTTTATACACCAGATGCAGGACCAAGCAGAACTGTATCATCGCAACCAGTTGTTCCTCAACTTACACCAAGAGTGCCTTCAACTGCAAATGATCTGGGGGTTACAAGTCCGACATTAAACAACGCAACAACATCTGCTATTGCTCAAAGAGTAATAAGACCGCAATAATCAATAAATTTAAAAGAATAACAGGAACTAACTACTAATGGCAAACGGAAATTATACAAGAACAACGTCTAATAATAATGCTGATTTTAAAAATGCAGGACCGTATGAAGCTATCATTGTTAATAATTTAGATACAAAATATATGGGCGGCCTTGTTGTTGAATTATTAAGATATACTAGCTCTGGTGGCACGCCTGAACGTAGCGGCCAATTATTAAATGTAAGATATTTAAGTCCGTTTTACGGTGTTACTCCTAATGCTGCACTTACTGCAAACGATGGTTATGAACATACACAAAAGTCATATGGTATGTGGATGGTGCCGCCTGATGTAGGTACTAAAGTCCTTGTAATATTTGCAGAAGGTAATGCAAACTTTGGTTATTGGATTGGATGTATTCCCGCAGACTATATGAATTTCATGGTTCCTGACGGGAGAGCCTCAACTGAAAACACAACTGGAATTACTCCTCCTCCACTAAAGGGAAGAAAGCTTCCAACCGGCGAATATAATAAATCAATTGAAAGTGGATCTAAAGTTGATCCTACTTTATTTGCTAAACCGTATAACAAAGATTTTACAGAATCTTTAGAAATCCAAGGGTTACACAATGACGAAATCCGCGGCACTACTACAACTAGTGCTCGCAGAGAAATTCCTAGTATGGTATTTGGTATAAGCACACCGGGTCCTAAAGATCGCAGAGACGGCTCGCCAACTGTAGAAATAGGCACAGCAGGAAACAAAGTTGCAGTTCCTTCAAACAGATTAGGCGGTAGTAGTTTTGTAATGGATGACGGTGATGAAAGATTTGTTCGTTCAACTCATGCAGAAGATGGCCCTCCAATTTATAAAAATAAAGGTGCTAACGAAACCGGCGGCGATAGAACTATTCTACAAAACGAGCTAATGCGTTTTCGAACTAGAACCGGGCATCAGATATTAATGCACAACAGTGAAGATTTAATTTATATTGGAAATGCCCGCGGCACTACTTGGATTGAAATGTCCAGCGACGGTAAAATTGATATTCATGCACAAGATAGCGTTAGTATCATGACTGAAAATGATTTAAACATTACTGCTGAACGTGATATAAACATGGAAGCAGGCAGAAATGTCAATATTAAGGCTACTGGCAGAGCAAGGGGTGCAGCTAGCGGTAGAGTACAAATTGAATCTAAGCAAGATTTTAATTTGTATGTCGGCGCAAACAGTAAAATTACTGTAGGAAACAATCAACATATTGCCGTAAAACAGTCGCAATATATTGATACAGCTAAATCATTACACGTTAAATCAGGACAAGACAATCGTCTCACTGCCGGGGGATCTACACACATTAACAGTGCAAAAGAACATAGAGAAACTGCAACATATGTGCATATGAATGGACCAAATGCAGCTCAAGCTAACCCTGCACGACAAGTTGAACAGTTGAGTACAATTACATTACCTCGTGTTAGACCAGGTGGCTCAATAAGTGGATACGAAAGTATATTAGCAAGGGCGCCGCAACACGAACCGTGGCCGCATCATGAAAACTTAGATCCGTTATCGTTTAAGAAAATAGAAACAGATAGAGACGCGCCCGGAGCGCTGCCTAGTTCGGATCGGGTGCTTACTCCCGATACGTTTGATAAAAATTTACAAGGTAGAACGTCTAGTGCATTTGTATCAGGAAGCGGCGGTAACATCAGCACAGGGTATATATCAAGAGGTCCCGGCAACGGACAAACACCTGTACCGCCTGGTGATTATAACAGTGACTTTAACTTTGATCCAGAATTAGGATCACTAAGTGCAAGATACGAATCAAGAGGAAATCCTGCAACTATTGGATGGGATAGCACCGGCGGATTTAGTTACGGAACATACCAGCTTGCAGCAAACCGAGGTGTAATGAATGAATTCCATGCTTGGCTGACTAAGGCATACCCTAGCTTAGAATCGCAATTGGCAGCAGCCGGCGGCGCGTCAGCAGCTAGAGTAGGTACCGAAGCATACAAAGCTGCATGGGCACAAGTAATGTCAACAGCAGCAGGTAAAGAAGCACAGCACCAGTATGCAGTAATTGCATATTATGTACCTGCTGCAAAACTAATTAAAAATAAATCAGAGATTGATGTAAATCAAAGATCACTAACATTACAAAATACTGTATGGTCTGCTGCTATACAACACGGTCCAGGCGGCGCACGCAACGTCTATGAAAGAGCACTTGCTAGTTTAAGTTATCCGCCAAGCCCTCCTACTACAACTGAGCCCACTGATTCGGCATTAATTAGAGCAGTTTATGCAGAACGCCGCGCAGAAAATGGCGCACGATATTTTAAAAGTAGTACACAAGGTGTTAGGGATAGTGTTGTTAACAGATTCCATAACGAAGAAGCAGATGCTCTTAGAAGTTTAGAACAAGAGATTGCTAAAGCACAAGCTAATCCGCCGACACAAGATCCGACAGATAACAGTGCAGCTACTGCAACAGTAGCACTACATCGATCATCTGCACAATAAGGGTAAATATAGTATGAGTCAATTAGAAAAAAATCTGTATAAAAGAGTAACTGTAAGTCAGCCTGTACAAAAATCTACAGTAGGTAGAAAATATAGAGGATTTTCTACAGTTGCAGATGCTAAAAGTTTTAGTTTGTATGACTTTGAACTTATTAAACAAGATTTAATAAATCATTTTCATATACGTCAAACTGAAAAATTAAGTGATCCTACATTTGGCACAATAATATGGGATATATTATACGAGCCATTTACCATTGAAGTACAAGAAGCAATAATTGAAGATGTTACTCGTATTATTAACTACGATCCTAGAATAAGAGCTGAAGACATTGTAATAGATACTTACGAACAAGGTATACAGATTGATTGTACAATAACTGTGCTGCCGTTTGGAGTAACTGACCAATTACGCTTTAAATTTGATAAAGAAAACGGACTACTTTAACGCTAAGAATTAAATACGTACTTTTCCTTATAAGATAAATATTATTAGTAAACAAGGAAACGTACATGTCTTCAAGCGATAGACAGTCAAGGTTATTAGTAGCTGAAGACTGGAAAAGAATTTACCAATCATTTAGAAACGCTGATTTCCAGAGTTATGACTTTGATAATCTTCGTCGTACAATGATTAATTATCTGCGTCAAAATTACCCAGAGGATTTTAACGATTATATTGAGTCAAGTGAATATCTTGCACTAATTGATATGATTGCTTTCCTTGGGCAAAATCTGTCATTCCGTATTGACTTGAATGCTAGAGAAAACTTTCTTGAAACAGCAGAACGCAGAGAAAGCGTATTACGACTTGCACGTATGCTGTCTTACAATCCAAGACGTAATCAAGCAGCGAACGGTTTACTAAAGTTTGATACAATTAAGACAACTGAAAATCTTTTAGATAGTAATGGATTAAATTTAGCAGGCATTACTATTAAGTGGAATGATCAAACTAATTCAAATTACTTTGAACAGTTTGTCAAGATTATGAATTCAGCATTGCCGTTGTCTAACTCAATTGGTAATCCGTTAAAGTCTGCACTAATTGCAGATGTACAAACACAGAAATATCGCTTAAATGCCACAAATACTGGGCAAGCAATTTATCCTTTTACTAAGCGTATTGAAGGTATAAGTACACGTTTTGAAATTGTAAGTACTGACTTATCAGCGGAAGATATTATAGAAGAAGCTCCGCTACCAGGCAATAGTCCTGCATTCTTATTCCGTGATGACGGCCAAGGCGCTGGAAGTGCTAACACTGGATTCTTTATGCATTTCCGTCAAGGCAAACTTGAAACAGGAAATTTTGCAGTAACTAACCCTACACCCAACCAAGCAGTTCAAATTGATGCTGAAAATATTAATGACTCTGATGTTTGGCTATTTGCACTAAATAGCGCAGGGTTTGAGAGTAACCAATGGACAAAAATTGATTCAACTGAAGGTAATAATGTTATCTATAATAGTTTGTTCAATAAAACTAGAGATGTATTTGCAGTAACTACTCGTATTGGTGACAGAATTAATTTAAACTTTAGTGACGGAGTATTTGGAAATTTACCAGCTGGCAATTTTAGATCATACTATAGAACTAGTAATAATATACGCAGTGTAATAACGCCCGGTGCAATTAATACTGTAAGCATTGAGATTCCTTACCAAGCAAGAAACGGATCAGTGCAAACACTTACTATTGGTCTTAAATTAAATTATACAGTTAGTAACGGTACTGCTACTGAAACTAATGCTGAAATTAAACAAAATGCACCTACTACATACTATACACAAAATCGTTTAATTACAGGTGAAGATTATAACATTGGTCCGCTTGCTATTAGTCAAGATATTATTAAAACTAAAAGTACAAACAGAATATCAAGCGGGATAAGCAGATTTTTTGATTTAAAAGATGCCAGCGGAAAGTATTCAAATACTAGTTTATTTGCAGACGACGGCGTAATTTACAAAGAAGAGTTTGTTGAAAAGCAGTCGTTTACGTTTGCTACGCAAACAGATATTGAAGGTGTTATATACAACACTATTGAAGAAATTTTAGGAAGTGTAAGCACACAAAATTTCTATCTTGCAAAATATCCAAAAATTATTGTTAGTGACCTTAATGCAACTTGGTTGCAGTCAAGCACAAGTACAAACCAGTCATTAGGCCTGCTTCAAGATATTGATAGCAATGCATATTCAGTAGGTAGTTTTACTGCTAATAGTTTGCGGTTGGTAGAAGCAGGAACAATGTTAAAATTTGTTGCTCCTGTCGGCAAGCATTTTATGCCAGACGGCACCCTAATGGATGACAATGATGTAGATCATTTAGGAAAAACAAATTATAAGTGGTCTAAAATAGTGTCTGTTTCTGGTGCAGGAACAACTATAGATGAAGACGGAATTGCGCCTATCGCGCTAAATGATATTATTCCAACTGGTGCAATATTACAGCAATTAATTTCTAATTATTCTAAAGTATTAATTAACGATGTAAAAGTAGAATTAATTGACCAAACATTTGAATACAGAGACTTTGCACTACGATACAATCAGTATGATAGACAATGGAAGATTGTGTTAGCAGAAGACATTAATACACTTGGCGCTTTTGCAACTGGTAAAGCAGGCGATATTAGCGGTGAGAATCTTGATGCAAGTTGGATGTTATACTT